TTCTTTCATTAGAGGAACAACTCTTGATAAAGCAATCATTATCGTTGATGAATTCCAGAATCTAAACTTCCACGAACTTGATTCAATCATTACTCGTATTGGTGTTGATTCAAAAATTATGTTCTGCGGAGACGCCACTCAAACTGATCTTGTCAAAACAAATGAAAGGAATGGTATCATAGACTTTATGAGAATTCTTAATTCCATGCCTTCAGTTGACATTATTGAATTTGGTGTTGAAGACATTGTTCGTTCTGGACTCTGTAAAGAATATCTTATTGCTAAAAATGAACTAAATCTATGAATTTTAATCATGTTGAGTTGAATCTCCCCAAACTCGAAAGGGAAACGATTGATGGAGTTAGATATTATAAAGTTCCAGAAACTGATGAACTTAAAAGACTTGTATCAATCACATCTGTCATTAGTCATTATAAAAAAGATTTCTTTGACAAATGGAGGAAAAGAGTTGGAGTAGAGGAAGCAGATAAAATTACTAGGAAAGCAACTAGTAGAGGAACTGACTTCCATACTCTGACTGAAAATTATTTTTATAATATTCCAGAGCTTCCAAAGGTTCAACCATTATCGGAAATGTTATTTAAGGTCGCTAGACCAACTTTAGATCGTATAAATAATATTCGTGCTCTAGAGGGATCTCTTTATAGCACTTATCTAGGAATCGCTGGTACGGTAGATTGTATTGCCGAATTTGATGGAGAGTTATCAATCATTGATTTTAAGACATCCGCAAAACCAAAACCAAGAGAATGGATTGATGGATATTTTGTTCAATGTTGTGCTTATGCCTGTATGTTACATGAACTGACTGGTCTGTCAGTTAAAAAATTTGTTATCATCATGGCATGTGAAAATGGAGAGGTTGAAATTTACGAAGAAAGAGATAAGCAAAAATACGTTAAAATGCTAGTACAATATATCAAGAAATTTGTTAACGATAAAATTTCTTGACAAATATCAATACCTTTGATAGTATGAAAATACTTTTTATTATTGGAGAAATTAATTGCCACTCAACTTACTAAGATTAATGGATGTAGACTACAAGGAAGAGTTTGCCAAAGAAATAGAAACAAAATTCATTCGCCCATCAAAGTTTGCTCAAGAAATTGAGAACCTTGTTCAATCTGATGAGGGAATGTCTTATATTGATGCTATTGTTTATTATTGCGAAAAGAATAAAATTGATTTAGAATCAGTTCCAAAACTCATTTCAAAACCTCTAAAGGATAAAATTAAGTATGAGGCTATGGAACTAAACTTTTTGAAAAGAACATCACGAGCAAGATTAAAATTTTGAAATTGGATCCACATCATTGCTATAAAACATATCTAGCACTTAAGAATCATTTTACTCAAGAAAAGTACGATTATCATAAGTACTTAGGAAAAACGAGATCATCAATACAATCCTTTTATAAGAGAAAGGATAGATTCTTTTTTGAAAAGATGAGTCGTCAAAAAAGTGACGACGAAATACTACAATTCTTTGTTGCTAATTTTTCTAGTTGTGATGATCCTCAGTCATTATGGATTGGTGATATCATAAGAGAGGGAGAGTCTTTATATACTGAGTGGAAGAAAAAAGCACAATCTCTTACTTATATTTTCAAATCTGAAGTATGTGATTTATTCTCTGATAATAAAGTAGATGATGTATTTCATATAAAAGGATCTTCTCATCCAATCATTCTCAAAAAGTATCTTAAAAAAGAAGTTTCATTAGAAACTATAGTAATCTTAGATAAGGTATTTAATTTTAGACGTGACTTTGATAAAAAACTGGATGATCCAGTGTGGCAATTTGTCTCAATGAGAATACGTAAATATTCTCCATTCATACATATTGATATATTTAAATTTAAAAAGATACTAAAGGAGTGTATATTGTGACTTTTTTCAATTCAGAAATGGTCAGAGCAGAGTTGGCTGAAATTTCAGAACTTCAGGAAGAAGTTTATGGAAACGTTTTTGAATTCTATAAGATGGATAAAAGTCAAAAGATTCATCATGTAGATCTCTTACAAAAACTTTTAGAAAAGCAAAGAGTACTTTATACTCGCATGAGTCTCTCTGATGATCCAGAAGCACAAGAGATGAAAGAAAAAATCATCAATGGTGCTAGAATGATGGGACTACAGGAAGGTGTTGATATTGGATTCATGTTTTCAAATATGGAAAAACTCCTAGAGACAATGAGAAAAGAGATTGACAAGCAAACAGACTACTGATACACTATTCTTATGCGGCTAGGGAATCCGCACCAAAGCAAACCCCAAAAGCCAAATACGTACAAATACGAGGTAAAAATGTCATTTGAAAATCTAAAGAAGCAATCACGACTTGGTTCTCTTACTGATAAACTTGTAAAAGAAGTTGAAAAGATGAGCACAGGATCAAGCGGCAGCGCAGATGATCGCTTCTGGAAACCAGAGATGGATAAAGGTGGTACTGGTTACGCCGTTATTCGTTTTCTACCAGCACCTGATGGAGAAGATCTTCCTTGGGTAAAAATGTTCTCCCATGGATTCCAAGGTCCTGGTGGTTGGTATATTGAAAATTCTCTGACTACTCTCGGTCAAAAAGACCCAGTAACTGAATATAATCGGACTCTGTGGAACAGCGGTCACGATGCTGATAAGGAAACAGTTCGCAAGCAAAAGCGTAAACTATCTTATTATAGCAACATCTATGTTGTAAAAGATCCTCTACATCCAGAAAATGAAGGGAAAGTATTCCTATTCAAGTTTGGTAAGAAGATCTTTGATAAGATCCTAAGTTCTATGCAACCTGAATTTGATGATGAAGAACCAATCAATCCATTTGACTTCTGGGAAGGTGCTAACTTCAAACTGAAAATTGTTAAGAAGGATGGTTATTGGAACTATGATAATTCAGAGTTTGCTGCTGCTGCTCCACTTCTGAATGGAGATGATGAAGCTCTAGAAGCAATCTGGAAGAAAGAATATTCTCTCTCTGCTATTATCGCTCCAGATCAATTCAAGACTTATGATCAACTAGAGAAGCGTCTCAATCAAGTTCTCGGTCTTGGTAAAGTTTCTCCCAAGTCATCCTCTTATGATGAAGAGGAAGAATACGAATCATACGTTCCTAAGCGTACAGCAGAGGAAAATGTTGTAGAAGAACTAGAAGCATCTTATCGTAAGGTTAAAGAAGCTCCTAAGAAAGAAGTGGAAACAACTACCTCTTCAGATGAAGATGAGGATGATGCTCTAAGTTATTTTCAACGTCTAGTTGATGAATGATTAATTATACAATCTAATATTATCTGCTTTCTTTAAGGTTTTGGACACATACTGTTCAGAACCTTTTTTATATGGTAGAATCTTTTCAATATCGTTTATAAGAACATTCAGATACTTTGCCTTGAAGACATAGATGGTTCTTTTCTTCTCTTCCATTTCAATTTCATATTCATAATTTGTAATTGGTCTAGTGATATTTCTCCTTAATACTTGACCACCATTAACATTTGAATAATATTCAATAGAAAAGTTTTCATCTACATGTAACCCATCAGGAACAATGACTAATCCCTGAGCGTTTTTTTGTTCAATTGTTTCGTAATGATGTATTCCACTGAATAAGTTTTCGTATGATCCGTATTTGTCTATTAATATCTCATCTATTGAATCTTGAGGGAGAGGCCATTCACTTTGAAAATTGATAATATTGTTTGATAGTAAAACTACCCAGTCTAAAGTTGGATCATCATATATTTTATAAGCAATGTTATCTGGTCTTTCATCTCCAACAATTATATACTTCGTAAAGTAATTTAGATTCTTAAAAATCTCTTCACGAATTTTCCCTCTCTTAAATAAATTTTTAACAGTAACATATGTTCTGGCACTGTCCGAGTTTGGAAGTACGTTTACATATTGAAAGTCTGGTACTTGTCTGAAATATGGATTTGCCATTTTTAGTATCCTGTTCCTCCAGAATTTTCTTGATCGTCTCTATAGATTGGCTCTAGTTCAGAGAACTGTAAGTTTACATTATATGAAGTCATAGATCCATCTTGATATGTCATATAAGATCCATCTGGAGTGTAATCAACTGTGAAATTAGTAAGAGCACATGTTTTGATTTGATTCATGAATGGATGTTGAGATCCAGTGTTTCCGAAAATATATTCTAAAGCAAAAACATTTGGAGATAGTAGGAAAAGATTAGTCTTTCCCTTTCTAACTGCCATTTCAGTTTTGAAAGTTCTTATGATTTCTTTTACGATGTTTGCTTCACTAGAACTCCTTGGAGTGAACTTGTAATTATAATTAAATGTTCTTAGAGTTGGTCCTTGGAATAATAATTCCAGATTATTGTTTAGAACAGCACCAGTAGATCTTCCAACTACATTCGCACCAACTGCCTGTCCAGCAAAATATGCTCTAATATATTCTGGCATACCACCAGTATCAGCAATATTTTGAGCAAATGATTTAGCATCTGTTGCTAATCCTTCAAGGGCTCCCATAAAATCAGCATTACCAACTTTTTCTATAGCCTTCATGGCAGCACCCGCTGCTGCCATTTGAAATGGATTTAATGAATCC